ACAACTCAATGTCCTTGTTGGTTCTTCGTTTTTCGGTCTTCCTGCTTTTTTGTTCATAGTTCTCCATAAGCTAATTTTTGATATTTTTTAACATCTGCAACGGTGGCATTTGGATCAGCCATGAGTTCCATCATTTTTGCTTGTGCAATAACATCTATGACGTTGCTGTTCCCCGGCCCATTTGTGTTTGGTTTTTTTACACCACAAAGTTTTTTCACTGTTTTATATTTTCCTGTCTTTCCCAAAACATGGATTTCAAAACGGCTCCTAACTAATGAAGCAGGGACTTTGAACGCCTTCCCAAGTTGCTTAAAATCCATCCATACCCCGTATAAAATAACCCATTTTTCGCGCGATCTTGCCTGTGGGACTTTCCGGTATCTGATTTTATGAAAATTACTATAGCTATCGATCAAAACTGACTCCTGTTGAATTCATTACGCTCCGGTCTATCGGAGCGGTGTTTTTATGCCATGTCAAACGAGCAACTAGGTAATGATTTAATTTTTTCAATCTCGTCACTGGACATACTATGGACCAGTGTATAATGACCTGCGATATCGTCAAAAACTCGAACAATCCCTGATTCATCAATTTGAAAATGATTAATTTCGTTTTTTCCAAAAACATTCATTGCTGCGATTACGTAGTTCATTTTTAACCTCCATTCAAGTTTTGAAAAAAATTCCCGTTCAACTTGATTTTATCCTCTCATAATCAGTATATTTCTGTCAATTAATAATTGCATTTATTTACGTTTATTACTAATAAAACAGGATCGATCCTTTTCCAGCCCAGTATTTTGAGCATTGTAGCCTAAAAACTGCTGAGTCCTCTTTCAACAGCGAGTCCATTACACTTTTTGCTAGATTATCAATGTCTGGTCGTTGTTGATGTGGCTTTCCTCGCATCATATCTTTTTTCTTTTTGCTCCATGACTTCGGCATCTTGATATAAAAATCGCACTGTAGGCGGTCGGTGATCGTTATTCCTGCCAATCTGCACTTGATTCTCAGTTCATCGGCAAACGCACGATAACGCATGACAGCCGGTCTTTTCTTCCAGATATCTGCTCTTGTTTGCCGTGGTTTCGCTACCGGATCAATATCAATCCTTTTTTCTGTTGAGATCGCGCAAATATCACAGACTTGGAACGGTTCGCATTCGCATTTTTGTTTTTTCATCAGATTTTGTTATTATGTTTTAATGCAAAAAGCCCAGCCATGTTTGCCACGTCTTCCGGTAATATTTTGATCGTAGTTATTACACCAAAACCGACATCAATTCGAATCATTATTAAACCATTAGTTACAACAGCGGAAGAATCAATAGCTGCTTTAATTTCTGTCCGTTCTTTTGCGCCTGTTTTTTCAGTTAATATTTTCATCTCTCTAAATCCTCCAAGATAATTCTGATTAATTCGCGAATACCATCACTTTTTTTATGAACGACTTTCCCACGTTTTGTGGCGTGTTTTTCCGGCTCATAATATTCGTATTTGTACAGATATTCATCTGCACCGACCTGCTGAACGTTGCGCCCGTATATGTGGCCGACCATTACGCCGTTGACTTTTAGTTCTACTGATATCATTTAACCCCCGTCCTTTTCGCTCCAAATCCCGTTTTGCTCACAATCACCGCAATTTGGTTTGATTGTGATTTTGAATAATTCGTTTTTACATTTTCTGCATTTCATCCTTCCCCCTTTAGTTTTCCACATTTGACTTTCTGTCGCTTCCTCTTCAAATAATCGTCTGTGAATCTCCCCCACGGTAAAAGCGGTCTAATAACCCCAATCGACCTGGATGAATGGAAAAACCGGTTGTCCCGACTCAACCAGATAAAATATGCTTTGTATTTTTGCTGATCGGTGTGTCCCCCAGCCTTCCGCATAAAATCCACAATCCCTGAATGCGGGGAGTATGATTTTAAAATCTTTTTTGCTATTCTGATTTTCATCTCTCCGCCGGTAAGAATTTTGTATATTCGGGGATAAACTCCATAAAAATACTGCCTTTTATCCCGTTTCGGTTCTTTCTAAAATCGCAATCAATAATGTTTTCCATCCCGTCATCGTTCTTTTTGAGGATTATTTCAACATCCGCGATTTGATTTAGTTCCCCGCTGTCTCTCAATTTTCCTTTTTCGTTGAGCTGCGATAAAACAATGATTGGAATATCAAAATCTTTGTTAATCCTTTTTAATCCCCTGGCAATTTCCCCAAGATCATTATTTCGATTCCCAGAGTTTGATACAGGAGAAATCAATTGAACATAGTCAATCAAGATATAATCAATCCCTTTCGTCCGGTGTTCCATGCTGACAATCGAGTAAATATCATTTATGTTTATCGATGAATCATCACAGATTTTCAAATCTTTTAAATGATTTTGACCGGCTAATTGATGGAGTTCATCCCATTTATCAGCGTTCAAATTCCCGTTTCTCAATTTGTGGGAATTGATGTTGATTGCTGCAGGGATTAACCGGTCCCTGATAATTGATTCTTTTGAGGATTCGATTGAAAAAATAACGCCTTTAAAACTACCAGCTGTCAGAGCGTAACTAAGGCAAACCCCCAAACTTGTTTTGCCTGTCGATGGTTCCGCTCCGATAAAAATCAAATCCCCTTTGTGCGCTCCGCCTCCGAGCATTCGGTCAAACTCTCCGTAGCCTGTCGGCAACCCTGGTTTTATTTTCCCTTCGGATGTGAGTTCGATATTACTTATTATCTCCGGCATTGCGTCAAAAACGCTGATCGCCTTGGCGGAGTTCGACAGGGAGGCTCTTAATTTGATGAGTTTTTCAATCGCCTGGTCAATAGCATCAGATGATTTTGCCATTTGGTTTATATCATCTGCGGTTTCATTTGAGATCTTTAAAAGCATTCGGCAATAATGTTTTTCTGCAACTATTTTGCAGTAGTGCGCCACGTTACCGGATGACGGGACACAATCGGTCAACTGCATCAAGTAAGACATCCCACCAACCACATCAACTTGACCGAGTGATTTTAATTTTTCCAGCACCAACAGTTCATCAATAGCCGTTTTTTGATCATGTAATTCAGTGATCGCCATAAAAATATATTGATGTGGTTTCTCATAAAAAAACTGGTGGTTTTTAATAATACTTAAAACGACCGTTAAATGATGATTGTTATAAAAGATAGCCCCAAGTATGGCTTGTTCTGATTCGTGATCATTTGGTATGTTATTCATAGCTTTAAATAGGTTTTGTAAGTTAATTTGAAAAAATCTGAGTCTCTTTGGTATTCAAACATGCCAGGATGCTTTTTTAAAACCTTGTTTAAAGCGTCCTCTTTGAATTTTGGAGCATCCCCATTTACCCTGTGACTATCAGCATAGCTAAAAGCATCTTGATATGTTTTGAAATCAAGTTTGTTTCCAGTTGGTGCTTTTTTACCGGGGCTTGATTTGCGGTCAGATTTTAAAAAGTTGCGAAGTGCCGAATAATAATTTTTATACGTCTTCCCGCTTGCTGAACAATAATCAATCAAGTCATCCAGAATGTTTTCTACTTCTTGTTTTGAAAAATCAGGAAAATCAGAATAAAGTTTTTCAGGAATATTTGAGAGAAATTCTTCCCGGTTTTTAAGGGGAGAAAGTAGCTCTTTCTTTTTAGGTTCAGGATTAAGGATTATAATAGGATCTATAGTAGTGCTTTTTGATCTGTCCTTTATCTGTCCTTTATCTGTCCCTGATCTGTCTTTTGTTTTCTTTAACCATTTGGAATCAATAAATCTTTTCTGTCCTTTATCTGTCTCTTTTCTGTCCTTTATCTGTCTTTTGATCTGTCCTTTTTGATTCTGTTTTTTCCCTGTCTTTTCGTCATACTCGACTAGAACGCCCATAGAATCAATAAACTTTGTGACCTTACTCCTTGACCACCCCCACAATCTAGAATAACCGGAAACGGTTATTTTCCGTCCATTATCATAATCGATAGTCATTGAATACATAGCTTCAAGTTCAGTGAATTTTCGGTTCCTTGGGAGGCTATCAAGAAAATATTTACTAACAGGTATCCATTCTCCATTTTGCATTCTTTCACCTGCTAGTTTTTCGTTTTCTTGGAGTATCCCAATATGGGCTTTTGCATTTAGGACAAATTACAGGCTTTTTCGGGATTCTCTTATACCATTCATGACCACATCTTAAACAAATATCCTTTTTCATTATTACCTTTAAAAATAGTTTATGGGTAAGTTTTAGAGCATAAAAAACACCAAGTCAACAAAAATCATTAATCGACTCGTTATGATCTGCCCAAAATTCATCTTTTGTTTTTTTGTAATCAAAACTTAAAAATTCATTATCTTTGGTCTGCCGGATAGCAGCTAACATACATGCAGGGCAACCGCCTGATTCAGCGTGTAAATCCTTGATTATTTGTTCAGATATTTCGTCAGCCTTGTCATGCAAAAGAAAATGGCTCTCAGAAAAAACTTTTTCAATCCTTTTTAAGCCATCAGCCACAATTTTTTTTAGCTTAACACTATTATTATCGAAGCCCACAATTTCGCAGAATCCGCATGTTCTTTTTGGGTTCCCCGTGCATGATTTCTCATGTTTTTTCATGTGGTAAGCACTGCCGCCAGACTTTTTACAATAGTCGCAATAGTATCTCCATCGTTTAGCTTTTTTCATTTTTCCTTTTTGATTAAAATTATTCTTTCCGCTGCAACCGAGAAACGCCCCGAATCCCAGCATCTTTCAAATCCTCAACATGTTGTTTTGTTGCCCGGTAAATGATCAGTTTTGAGCCTTGGAACGTTTGGAGCACGCTCTGCATTAGTTTGATCTGTTCGGGGGTTATTTTTGGTTTAGATACCATGTTCCATGGCAAGTTTGATTTTTTTCTCACCGAGTTTTTCAACTAAAGCTTTATGTGCGCTAATTCCTCCTGGGAAAGACAAATTTGTTTTAGTATCTGTTTTTGATGTAACCAATACACCTTTTTCCATACACCTGAAATAATGAAAATGTGTGTCGTCCGGCAGGCGTTTACTTATTTCATGGATCGCCATCACCAATTCCCGCATTGCGTTTTTACCGGCTGCAGCCTTTTGGGCTTGCTCCTGGGTGGTGAATTGTTGCCCTGTTTTATGCCAATTATTAATGGCATGTCCTGTTATGGTTATTACCTCCCATTTATCAGAGCAATTCCAAATAATACACCACTCACCATCAGGATCAAACCCAATAGGATAGGTTTTTTCTGACTCCGCTTCTTCCTGCTCCGCTTTTTCAATCACGGTTTTGATATCCTTCATTTTTATCTGAAATGCTAATTCTGCGCTCTCAAGCATTCCCAGAATCAATTCGTATTTTGCTTTCATCTCTCATCCTCAAATTTATTAAATGTTAAAATTCTGCCGTGGCAGATTACCACCTGTATCCTCAAAACGTTCTCGTTGTCGGTCAAAAACATGCTGTCTTTTGGCTCCCCGAATTGAGGGCACCAATCACCGCAGGAACTTTGCAACTCAATAATAAACGGGCAATATTGATGTTTGTATAAATTTTTTCTGTAAATCTCTAGCCCACCGTTACTGTTAATTTTCCCTTTCATTATTTCCCCGCTATATGAACAGGAATACCACATACATCCTGTACCATTCGTTTAAAAAGTTTTTCATCCGAATTATTATCGGACAAATGAATTAAATGGATCTCCTCAAGATCCGGGTGACGTTTTACGAATTCCACGGCCTGGTCAATATCAAGATGTGTTTCCTGTACCCGTTTTATCATTGATTTGTCTGAGGTTGATTTTACTAGGAGGTCGAAGCTGTAGTTTGCCTCGATCATTAAATGGGTGAGTCCTGGGATTGTATAGTTTAGTTCTCCGGTGTCTGTTGCGTATAATAACCGCTTAACATTCGGACTTTCTCCTGCCAAAATAATAAACCCGCAATTCTCAACATCGTGAACAAGTGGAACCGGTTTTATATAGAACTGAAAAGCAATATTATATAAACCGCCTTCTGGATTCCAAACCGTTGCCGTTTTCAGCCCAAACTTTTCCTTGGTCCCGGCAGTGCAAAAAATAGGGATCGTTGTTTCTTTTTCGAGTTGTGGAAGATATTTCGCGTGGTCTCCGTGAGAATGACTCACGATACAGCCGACGACTTTTGATAGATCGTGATCAAGTGCGGATCTGATTTTTTTGAGTGGTATTCCGCAATCGATTATTAATTGGTAGCCCCCACTTTCAACGATGTAACTGCATCCACTTGAACTTGACGCTATTGTTTTTATATTCATTTATGGGGCAACCATTTAAAGTTTAAAATAATAAGGCTGCTGAGGGAAATGTGGCTATCATGTGGCTCAATATTGCATATTTTTTCACGTATTTTTCTAAGATCTGCAATACCATCAATTGTTATATCGTCCTCGACAGCCTCAAGCACAGCGTTTCCATAGCCTGTTTTATGGCTATATGATACAAATAAATTTTTCATCTACTCCTCATGAAAGCGGGTTTTACCCCGCTGTTAATTAATAAGGTGGCTCTTCTGTCAAATTAACAAGAGGCTCTTCGTTTTTCGGTGCTTCCTGTTTCGCCTGTTTCTGCTCAACCTTTTTCGGCTTGATTGGCTCCGGTGTGACATCAATCACAGTAGGCTCAATAGCTGACTCAACTTTCTCCGATGTCGATCCAATAAATTCAATCGACATCGGCGCAAACTTGCTAATCAAAGCCCGGACAACAGTTTTAATACACATTGCATCCGTATCAGTCACCCAAGCACTTGACTTGTGTTTATAACTCTTAGAATACTTTTTAGCGTGTGCATGGACTTTTTCACTTGTCCAATAAATCGTTTTTTTAAACCCGTTTAAAAGTTCCATATGGGCAAAATAACCGATTGCTATCGCCTTCTCATTTTTCGGCTCTCCAAGAATCTCAATCTCTCCGGTCAGTCGGTTTGATTTTACGGACTCACCCTCAAATAGTGCATCAGCGTTTAAGTGTTTAAATTGGCCGGTCCGCATTGCAAGTTGAATCATTCCACGGTAACCAATCTGAAATTGCGGGACTCCACCGTATGGCACAATATAAGCCATTCCTAAACTGTTTGAAATCGGCAGTTTTAAGGCTGCAGCTTTCATTGCTTCCTGCACAACCAAAACCGGATCACATTTTTGCAGGTAACTGTTGCTCGAAAAGGCGTCCAAAACGGACATGGTAAAAGCCCCGGCTCCATCGTCTAGCGTATCTTTAAGACGTTGCTGAATCGTTGCGCTGTTGATCGTGTTTTTTAAAATATCGATTGGTTTCTTCATTGGTGCGTTTTTCATATCTTCCTTTTTTAATCAGTTAAACTAGTTTTTAAATCAACATCAGGTATGATTGATTCAGGCTTAAAAATAACACGGTAACGGTAAACACTGACAGCCGACCCCTCTAACTGCTCAGCAAAAAAAGTAACATTATCAGACAAACCAAGAAAATGTTTTTTGTAAGACGTTTTCCCCGTCTTGCAAGTAACGGCCAACTGCTCCCCGCTACCCCCGCTAATTGAGCATTTTCCTTCGATTGTCAGTATATAGCTATCAGTTATCCCGTTGTAAAAAACAATTCTACGCGCAACCTCGAATTGGTCAGCGGCTTTTGACAGATTGTGAGAAGCAACTTGTGAATCTGTCCGGCAACCGACTGTAAACAACGTAATCAAAGCCGTTGCAATTACAAATAATGTTTTTTTCATTTTTCCTTTTTTGGTAATAAAATTACAATTAAAAGAGTACATGAGACAATTAATAATGAATCAGCCATGTCATGACGATCGTCAAAAATAATAGCCCACATTAAAAACAATACAGTGACCTCAAGCACAAACAAGGCAGCTCCCCTCATAAATCCCCCTAAAAAAGTTTGCCGTGTTTATGTTCACGTGTTTTGTTAAATTTGATTTTCTCAATGATCGCCCCGGCTACATCGTGACCAGCACCCGCTGAAAAATCCATAATCCTGATAATAACGTCTGCAAGTTCAGCCTCAACCCCGCTGAAACTTGGGATTTTATCGTCAGGCGGGTTTCCGGCTCTCATGGCCTCTAATGCCTCTGAAAGTTCGGAGTGCATCAGGGCGATTGCTTCGGCACCGCTCCGTTTTTCATCCCACCATCCTTTTTCAACGGCGTTTTGATGGACGGTTAAAGATATTGCCCAAAATGCTTTAACAAAATCTTCTTTGTTTTCCAATGTCAATTTTACTCCTGCGTTAATGTTTTAAGATTTTTATCAGCCCTCAGTTCAATAAACTGACAATCAAGATTTATTTCCCCGGTGAATCTCTCTACGTTGTCGATCCATACCGGCACCGAAACATCGAAGTGCTTCTGCAAAGTGCTTACAATATCAAGTCCAGCCAGCACCTTTTCCCCATTACTCAACGCCCCTACATACGGTCTGCCTTGCTTGTCCATAATATCACAAACATCAACAATATTACCGTTTTCTAGAGTATCAAACAACCTGAAATTGACCATTTCAAACATGTCATTGATAGGTTTTTCAATGGCACCCGACATTGCCCGGTTGAATTCCTCGTGTTTTGACAAAAACTTTTGAATCTTGTCGTTTTCGGCTGAGAGTTTAGCTTTTTCGGCTTCCAATTCCTTGATCCGCTCGACTGATCCGGCGGTTGCTTTCACGTTGGCTCTGATTTCCTGCGCCGCTGTCAGTTCATCTTGTGCGGCTTTGAGTTCTTCGGAAAAATCCGGTGTTTCGACCTGTACCGATTTAAGCTTTTCAATCGCTGATTTAATGCTATCGATCTCCGGCGTTGATGCCTGGATGTGATCCGATTTGAATTTTTTAAGCAGATCAAGGCTTGATTTTACGTCTGCAAGTTCAGTTTTGATTTTCTTAATCTCGCCGGATAACTGCGCCCCTTGTTCTGCGTTGGCCTCCAAATCCTCTGCCCGGTGTCGCATAAAGTTTTCTTTCCGGTCGTCAAGTTTTGCCTGTGGCAACGACTGCCCGCATGACTCACAAGTATCACCAACATTTTCAGCGGTTGACTGTCTAATTTTTGCGTACAATTCTCGTAAATCAGCAATCTCTGTTTCTTTTTCTGCCAGATCAGTTTTAACCTGCGCTTCAATGCGGTTAAACCGGTCGACTTCACGTCTGTTTGTGTCAATGGCGGCCTGTGCATTGCTCCGTTGTTCCTCAAGCTCTTGAGTTGCTGCAAGCAATGATTGATTCAGTTTTTTAAGCTGCTCGATTGCTTCGGCAGAATCTCCGGACTGAGCGTCAATGGTTTTTTGTTGAACATCTGAAACCGATTTTTCGCATACTGAAACCTGTTTTTCTGCATCCTCAAGAGATCCGCCACCGGATTTGATCACTTTTTTCAACCTCTGATCGGCCGCCTTTTTTGCGATCTCAACAGTCCGATCTCTCAATAGATCCCGAAACCCAGGAATCGAATCAATGATTTTATCTGGGTCTACATCAGGTGGGAGCATCATCAACAATTCCCGCCGGGTTTTCCATTGCATGTTTGGGACTGCTGAAATATTGGAAACCGTAGAATAATGAGGACCAAACAAATCAATGATTGCCGTTTCATATTCCCGTTTTCCCATTTCGAGACCATCTATCCGGTAGTCTGTTTGATTGCCGGATTTTGTCGATTCTGCTGCACCTCTCTTTTTGCTCCATTTCTCAAAAAATACCCGCTCAAGTTCAACGGGTTTGCCGTCTATCTCATATACAGCCGTTACAAAGTGTTCTGATTTTTCAATCTGCTTTCCATCGATGATCGATTTTAGATCGAAATCAGATCGTCCTAATGAGTCTTTGCCGGTCCTACCCCAAACCTCGGCATCAAACAGCGTTGTTTTCCCTGATCCGTTTGGACCGGAAAAAACGTTTTTGCCCGGTGAAAACTCCCATGTCCTCGACACGCCCCGAAAGTTTCTGAGGGTGATTTTTTTCAATTCAATTTTCATAATCTCCTTTTTTAATCAATCAAGTACAGAATCAAGGCTGATTTTTTTAACCAAGGTATCACTGATTTTATCTTTCAGCGATTTTTGAAGTTGATCTTTGATCCTACCATCAACATTACGCAATATATCATCTGAAAATCTGTTTGTTTTTTCAGAAATTGATTTGTCAATAAGGTGCTCAATTCTATTTTTTTCTCCTCCGTAACTACATCCTTTTTTCCTGATAGGCTCGCCGTCAGAGTCAACTTTGCCAGAAACAAACTCATCAAATTTCTGTTTCAATAGCTCTGTCACGTTCTCAAATTTATCAGTAACATCCCCCCATTTATCGGTTATTGTTATTTCGCGATTCATAAAGTTTTGCATTATTTCATCAATCAAATTATCAACTTTTTCAGCAATCCGCGATTCAACAGACTTAAAAACTCCATCTTTCAATTTTTCACTGAATTTTGACGTGATCTCATTGACAATTCCGCGCTTAACTGCATTATCAATATTATCCTCATCGTCTACCCAACCCAAATCGACCTCAACTTTAAATTTCATTTCATCCTCTAAAAAGGTTTAAACGTGTTTTGTTAAATTCTGGCTAATCATCTATCATAAATTTTGTACTGTCAAGCACTTTTTATTTGACGTAATACTTTTTTTAAGCCATGCTTTGATCACACTTAAATTAAAAGGAGAATATGAAAAAGAAATATGACACATCAAGCGCCCGAACCAAGATTTTCATTATGGTTGATCGGGTTGAGTGGTTAAAACTAAAAGCAATTGGCCAGATTAAAGGGCTTGATAAAAGTCAGGTTTCTGATTTGGCTTTTAAGGAGTTTAATGAAAAAAACAAGGGGATATTATGAAAAATCTAATCATTATATTAATGATGTTTATTGTTGGGTGTTCCGATGCTCCAGAGCCTCAAAGATCAGACGCAACCATTCAAGCACCTGTGACTGTGCCGGAAAGTCCCCCTGAACCTCCCAAGGAACAGCCGATTGAACCTGAAGAACTCACAGAGCCGGGCGCATTGCCTGTTCTGTTTTCTGTCATTTCATACGGGAAACTCTATTTTTATGATGGAGAATTGAAAGCACAGGAAAACATCGCCCCCAAAAAGTGCGGTGATCGTTGTTTTTTGGATGGCGAAAAGGCCGTGAAATATGATGAATACGGGGAAGTCGTCGAACAAAAAACGGTTGGGACACCTGATCTGATTATTGATGATTGGTCAATTGTGCGGATTGATCCGGCCACGGCCTACGCCCTCGGGGGACTCCCAAAAGATTACACAAAAGTATTTTTTCAGGGTGTTGAGGTCGGAAAGTGGTATCTCAATCAATGGTTTTGCTCTGATCTTGTCCGGACGGTATCTGGGGATTATGTTGCCATTGATCGAAACGGATCAGCCCACCCGCTGAATACTGAGATTGAAAATATTAATCATGCAGACAAACTGCTGATTTATAATTTTGATCCTATCGGGAGAACGGCCTTGATTGAATCTGATTCTGTTTTTTCCGTGTCCTGGTTCCATAACTATTTTAATCAGGCGAAAGAATGGTTGTTTTTTGATGGGGTTTGGTATTCTCAAAACGGGTATGAATTGGGGGCTGATCTGGTTGAAAATGCGAATGCTTTATATAATTGGAATACTGTTTATCCATTTGGATTGTCTGAAGCTCCGATTTTAATCGGTGCCGGGGTTTATGATTCGGCTCTGTATTGGATCGAATGCAATGCGGGATTTTTGGTCAAGTATTTGCCGGAATCTGACACGATTGAAACGGCCGGCCGATTATATCAGGGTGACGGGACACGGGAAAGCGGATTTGTTCAAAAGGGTGTGCTTGATCCGGTAATTATTGACGGGGTGCTGTATTATAATGAATCAGGATCTATTTGGAAATTGGAGCTTGAAACTGGGATTGTTGAACTGTTTTTTGCGGGTTATGGGGAGGTTGTGAAATGGTAAATACTAATTTAAGTGATACATATTCAAAACGGATGTTTGGTCTTTTCGAAGACGGAAAAATTGCTTTTCCGCCAAGCCCTAATTTTTTAAATATTTTTCAACCTGAAACAATCAAAAACCCAGATCGTAGATGTTGGCAGTTTTGGAAACCTAAATTTATAAAAAACCCTGATTATGTCGATGAAGAGATTGAAATCGACATAATCAGGGTAAATGCTAAGAATCTGAACGCAATCCGCGAATAAACTCTTTCATCCCGTGGGCCACAACATTATCAATCAAGTCCACGATAAAAGGCTCGATCGTCCGATTCCAGAAACCAGCGGTTACTTTCCATTTTGACAGCCCCAAAGTGACCGCTACCCCCGCAGAATACATCACTTTCCCAACTGCAATCTTGATTTTCTCATTCGGGATCTTTTTTAAAATCCAGGCAACAACGAAAGCGGCGATTGATCCGCCGACATAAGCCATGACTTTGGCGGTTGCGTATGCTGTCAATGTTTCAAGCATTTTTATTCCTCAATTAAAAGTTTCCATTCTTCTGATTCAAGTTTGATCAGTTTTCTTAAAACATCCATTGCTTTTCGGCTCTGAGAAACGCCCCATGTTGACGGGTGTAGGCTCAAACCGGGGCCAATACAGCCGACAACATCATCAGGGAAGTTTGCGACATGGATCAAACAACCATACCGGATCGAATCGCCTTTATTTCGTCCAACACCTAAATTTTCATTTAATAAAATAAAAGAATCAGGGTGCTTTTCTGTGTGATGGCATTCAATTGCACATTCTCCCGCCGGGATACATGATTTAAAAGGCTCGTTTGATTTCCACGGTTTTTCGACTGTGTGACAAATCAATTCACCGTTATAAAACAGTTTCCCAAGTGTGCAATTATCAAGATATGCCCTTTTTAGTTTAAGCATATTTCGTTTCAATAATTGTTTTTTGCTCTGCATACCACGCCTGAGAGACTGCCAAGGCATCAGTATCGCCAATTATTTCACGCTCGTTTTTCAATTGCCCGGCCTGGCTGAGTGCGGAATTTAAAGCGGCTTGTTTTTCTGTATCTCGTTGATCCGTGTCAAGCCCGGCTATTCGTTCAGTTTCGTTTTGCGTCTGAATGTCTGACTGTTGCGTTTCTGTTAGATCCGCATCAAAAACCCCGTGATCCGGTTTTACTTCTCCGAGTTTTTCGATTGTGTGTTTTATCCATGCGCCGTTGTCGTCAACCTCATTCCAAGATTTGCCTCTGAAATCACCGATAATCACCGGAACACATATTTTTCCATCAACTAAATCACATTTTAATTTTTGCTTTCCATCTTTGGCCGCTTCGAAAAGATCCATGATCATTGTTAACTCTTCCCCTTCCGAAAACATCATTTCACCCTTTTTCGGCTCATGAAAAACCGCTTTTTCAGTCATCAGATCGATTTTCTTGGTCTTGACAGCATCGGCAAGAATGCCAATTTCGCGCTCTTTGACGTTGATAAATTCGATATTATCGGAAATGATTTTTTCGTTTGTGGCAACTGCAGCCGGATTTCCAAGAATTGCGGGATTATATAAATTCCGCTTTGCTGCCTGGCTTTCTTTGGCTTTTCCTTCAATCTCTGCAGCAATGGCTTTGATCTGCCCCATCTCCGGCAATGATTCAATCAGTGATACAACGATTTTTTCAGTTTCGAATCGGTCAATGGAAGGCTCTCCGAATCCCAAAATAACCCTGATATCGTCAATTTCTTGCGTGATTATTGTTTTCATTTGTCTCCTAATAAATTACAACGTATTTTGTTGAACGGTTTGACATGCGGGTTTCTACATCGTCTGTTTTTGCGGCGTTTGGAGAAACAGACGTATCAGAATCAAAATCCGCTGTACGTGATGAGATTGCGCTTGCCCCTGCAGCTGGAAATACATACGTTGCGGGTGCTGAACCAGCGAAAACACCGTCTGTTCCGCTGGTATGAAAATACCCAAATGCGCCAGTTGCTTCTTGCCCAATTTTACCCGTAATGCGTTGACTAGCATCAATCTGATTATCTCCCAAAACACGGCTTGCTCCCTGTGGATCAACACTGGCCGCAACATCCAAGCCCCTTGGGGCATAACCTCTCGACTCCGGTAAAATCAAATAAACCCCGGCAATATTTGGACTTGATCCGTCTGAATTATCCGCTCTAAAATAAGCCCCGCCTGCCGCTGCAACTGCTGCGTTGTTTCCATCACCGACATAATTATTTGTATCTAGCTCGGGGTAATTCGCCCTTAAAACACCTTGGCCGGAAAGTAACAGCCCACGAAAACCGATTGCTGCAGGATCTACAGCAAGATTCCACTCCATGACAAGCCCTGGCAATAATCCAGCCCCTTTCTGCATCCCCTCAATAAATTGGGAAGCTCCTGCGGCCTCTGCAACTCCGTTCGGAGTGACACCGGAATAATCCAAAACAGCCTGTGAGATCCCAAAAACAAAATTGTTGATATACGCCGCGGTGAACTCTGATCCATCCGTCAACCCCGCCCCGCTTGCATCAATAGCAAGTGAATTCGGAAACGTGCCGGAATAATTTAAAATTGTATTCTCTACTTTTTTCATAATTTTTTATGTGAAAATGATTATCAAACCACACCAAGTTCCCGCATTTTTATCAGAAAGAATCAGTGCTTTTAATTCATCGCGCCTATTGCTGTCAACAAAACCGGATTGAATGGATGTTAATTCATCCGTTACCGGATCGCGTGTTGCGTCACCACCAACAAAAAACACCAACGGCCAATAGATTAAATCTGTTGGAATTGGATATTCCAAATCAATCCTTTCCAATGCATTGAAATACCCGGCGGTTGATTCAAAATCAATCCCGTCACTCGTAAAACCGGCATATCCGAACGCCCCACCGGCTTGCATTTCAACTGCCGGCGTTTGTGTGAAAATCGGAGTATTGACAAGCATTTCCCCGCCAAGAGTCCCGGCAAAGGCCAAAATATTAACCCCATCATTATAACCGGCGTAAGCAAAATCTGAACCGGCGGTCATTTGAAATGACTGATCAAGAAATATTGCAGGATCAACAGGAGGATCGTTTTTGTGGACCTGCAAATCAAACCCGGCTCTGATCAGTTCGGCTTGCAGATCATCAATTGAGTTGACCTTCGAACCCTGATAAACTTTTTGCTCAAGTCGTGCGATTCTTGTATCAAGTAAAATATTTTCATTCGGCTGAATCCCATAATTCCGTTCAAGGTCGGTGAAAACAGAGGTTTTTCTTGGGTTTCTGATATCTGCTAGTGTATCCGCTAACGCTCGGCCCTCTGTATCAAGTGCATCGGTAATCCCTGCCCATTGATTATCAAGCCCTTCATCCGGTTCAGGCTCCCACAATGCCCCATGAGGTTTTAAGGCATTAAGAACGGGTCGGATCAGATTAAACATAACTCACGCCCCCGACATCGGCAAGTTTTACAAGTTCTCCGGCTCCGGGTGAATATTGCGGAATACTCCCGGCACCGGTATTAAATGCCACCGACAAAAAACTCCCTCCCGCTGCTGAAATAATATCTTGAATCACTTTTGAAACTGTTCCCGTTGTGATCGTGTCGTTTTTATCCCCGATAAAATCAAGACCAGAAATAAACTGCACAACGGTTCTAAAATATGTTTTCAAAGCGGTTTCAATATCCGTTTTGACCTGTGCTTCTAAATCCACGGGAACGTCAAGAGTCGAGATCACTACAAAAAACGTAGTGTTATAAATTGACTCAACCCAAAGCGTGGAATCTCCATCACACCCTAACGCCTCGTTTGCAAGTCCGGTGTCCTGATCGTATTGAATATAATCCCTAGCTGAATCAAGCAATGATTGCGGTGCAACTCCATCAACATCAATTGAGGCATCTGCTTTAATAAAAACGGTTCTTTCTCCGGGGTTTATTGCTCCAACGGCTGTTTGTAAAAAAGTAGGGTTTCCGGTGTATGGGAAAGACCGAAAAACTCCCGGTGTTTTTTCTGAATTTTTCCGGTAATCAGCACTATCAGACCCGCCGCCCTCTGTCCGTTCGTCATCAAGTAATCGTTGCCGGTAAGCTTCCACCTCTTCGGCTTCGGCTCCTGTTGTGACTGATCCTGCCACAGTGCCGGTTTGCTCTGCTCCTGATATTTCACGATCTGCTTTTAGCGTTTGTCCAACGCTGAGATTACCCACAACCCCCTGCGTTTCTGCGGTGGCTGTGATTGTTGCGACTCCTGCAACCGCTGTAACTTGTGCATCAGGATGATAAATCACGCCTGTATCGTCTGCGGTATAAATCACAGACGTGTCAATAATCGTGCCGGTTGTAGCGGGGACCGTGAAAACGATCACTGCAGATACAGCCTCTTTTTCTGTGATATTCCGGCCTTGACCGATCACCCGCAACCCGACAATTGAGGCTGAAATAGTCAAAACTTCCTTGGCCTTGTCGGTAGCAAATTTAAGCAGGATTGACAGGAGCATAGAAAGCAATCCAGCCAAAATTCGATTATACGCTTTGTCCGCTGTCGGTGTTTCCTGTCCTATTTTTGACTCAATAAAAGCAAGTGACGAATCAAAAAGCTCTTGTACTGTCTGCGTTTGGAATGCCATTAAATGCGCTCGTTAGCTGGTTCAGTTGCTTGGAATTGCCATAATTGGGAAAATGTCTCTGTTCTAAATTCAAACGCTCCTGCAGGCGGCCCAATTAATATTTTATTTATGATTTTGTCAGTATTCGGGTTTGTGACTTTTGACGATACAGCCCCATAAATCGCGCCTTTTAAAGCCGCCTTTGTTGTCTGTTCTCGGGTTGCGAGTCCCGCCAAAGTAATAGGCTGGTTTTCAAACGTGTCCTGATAATCTGTTCCGATCCGTTGATCAGGATCACGCATCAAATAATTACCAACCCACCCTTTTTGATGACTATCAACGCCTCGTTTTTTTGTGCCAAGATCGACAAAAACGCTGTTTTCAATCCCACGATCCATGACGGGCTGACCGCCTTTATAGACAATCCTCGACCCGTTCGGCCCTAAAACTATTTTGGGATCTCCCTCGTAAATATTCATGATATTTTTAATGTCTGAGATTCTGCGGTTGAAAGATCAAGTGATAGGGTTCCCGGTGCGCCTGTTGAATCCTGTTTTGTCGCAAAGGCCGCATTAATTGCTGTGACTAATATTTGCAGTTTGGCATCCAATTTGCTAAACAAAACGGCTGAATCATCAGCGTCATTTAGTTCAATTGTTCCATCATTTTTTAGATAGATCACCGATTTAATATTTCCACCTGAATCCCGGCTGTAAAACTTTCTTTCTCCGGCATCTACTGCAGCCGTGATCAGATCTTTGGTTGCAACTGCGATTTTATAATTTTCAGCAATCTGCCAAACCACTACTTTATCACCCGGCAAAGGGGCTGTATCTTCTCCGGTGACATCAAACCATTCGATCCGCTCCGGGAAGTTTCCCAAGAGTTGGACTTTTAAAAGTCTCACCGGTAGAGATCCCCGGTAACTTTCGATTGATTGTCCTGTGACTGTCCCTGTGATCATACCCATGGTTCGATTATTTCACCTCCGGTATAAAGTGCCGGCGGAACAAGTGACAACGCCGCTGTTTCCCCGCCTGAGCTATCAAGGTTGTATTCTACATCTTTGATCAAAAAAGTAAATCCATTGGGAATAAAAAGAGTAGGTGACTCGATTGAAACAAGCGTGTTTTCCTGCCACAATTCACCATTTGGGGCATACCAAGTATTTGCTTGAAACGGGATTGACAACCCTTTCGCAATGGTCTGATTACGTGCAAAATCAACAGTTTTCTGTCCGGCTCCCTCTACGTTACTGTTGGCCTGTACCGTTTTAAAGCTCGGTATTTTTATTCGATCATCTTTTGAAATCCCGCCCGGCTCATTTGATTCAAACGCCCACGGTGCATCAGCAACAGATTGATAAACTTGGAACAGATTTGAGTCATCAAAGCTTGCTGAGAAATTACTTGTTAATGGGATCTCTCCATCTCTCCCTTCAACAATTGATCCGACTGTTTTTTGCTGTGTGCAGGCCCTGTGAAAAAGAATATTCCCGTGGATATCATTTGAAATTAAAATCCCCCGTTGTCGTGCCAAGTTTTGAAGGAAATTAAAAACGGTATCTGTTGCGCTGATTTTTTCATTCTCGAATTTTTCATTTATTTCTGCATCCACACTTTCAGAAACAACCGACAATCCAAACGGCAAAGCAAATGATTTTGCTATTTCTAAAAGTGATTGATTCAGAAATTCCCGCTGTTCTTTTGGGTTTGATTTTATTAGTCGGTATGTTTTGGAATAGCCGGTCAATTGAAGTTGTGCACCTGAGTTTGTCAGGCTCGGAGATCGTTTGTATAGATTCCCGGTCAATAGTTTTTTATTCCCAATCCAAACCTCTGAATCAGTAAGTGACCGTGGTTTGACTAAATTATAAAGTTCTTGATCAATATCAGGATCAGGATCAGGCATTGGGATAAGACAAGAAAATTCGTCCGCTCCGGTGTCCATTGTGCGCCGGATACTTGCAGACGTTATTTTTAATTCTCGTTTTCCTAAAATGATTCTCATTGTCTTAATTGCTCGATTGTTTGATCAACTGGAATAAAAATTGTTTCGCCGGGTTGTACGTCCTCAAGTGTTGCTGTTTTTAGCTTAAATTGATTGGCGTCACGGATCAAAGGCCAATTGCCTGGCAACCCGTATGCTCTCGCCGCTATGCTCGGGAGCGTGTCGCCGGGCTGTGTTGTGTATCGCTGTCCTTGTCTTGGTCTCATACAAAAACCCGCACTTCTTCCCCTGCCGGTAAAATCAAAATATCATTGCCGTGTAGATCGTTCCACCTGCAAAAATCAGCAAAATTCTGATCAATTCTGAGTCCGTCCTCTTCAATTATTTCTCCGGGTCCATCTAATTCAGTCCATGCGATTTCCAGCGGTGACCGTGGACGCTTAAGTGTAAACCGCCTTTCGATTTTTAGATCAAGCGAAGAAGAAAGCAAATATTGAATAGCTCTCCTGTTTGCCTGCAGTTGATCGCCAAAGCTCCCGGAAAGAGTTACATATTGATTCTCAATTGGTGTATCTTGGAAAATTTCTTGAACTGCATCCAAGTCGGCCACCATATCATTAAAATACTGATCAATTAAAACCGCTGCATCAATGGCCTGTTGTCGTGTCTCGATCCCACCGAGTAGTGCCGATCTTGATATTTCAGCGTTTGCAAGAGTCATATTGAACTCAGCAACCGCCGCCGCATTTCTCCCGCTCGCTCCGGTGTCCTCTGTGATATCATCACCGCTGACAAGATTAATCATGTTATCGATTGCGCCAAACGCTGAGTTTTGAGCAAGGCCGACTGCCTCATAGACCCCGACAAATTGCCCAGCCAGCGCTGATAAATCAGGGGGAAAACTTGATATTGTTGATTCAATGCCCCTAAAAAGCGCCTCAAGTCTCGGGTTGATAATCTGTAAATTCTCAAACTTCTTGACATTCTTTTTGATCGTTCCGACTGCTTTATTTACACCGGAAACAACAGCGTTGAATTGCTCAAAATTGTCAAGGCTGATATTATCGATAAACTGATCAATAGCCGAATCAATCGCGTCAAAGACATCCGATTTTAAAACTTGCTCACGTTCTGCTATTGATAACGTTGTGGCATCCGGCAAGCCCTGAATCCAATTTGTTGAGAATTGAGTGAATCCGATATTTTTAACGGGTTGATTCTCCCATGTTGAGCCGGTCAAATATAGCGTGTCAATCACGCCGCTGATTGGATGTTCAATTGTCCATGATCCTGTCGCGTTCAGTGCCTCCCAAAAGACCGCCGCTGTTTCGTCGTGGTCTTCATCATCAAAATAAATCGTAAATTGATAAACATCCCCTTTGACATCCAAATCCTGTACAACGGTTCCTTTGATTTTCGGGGAATCGAATAGACCTAGTTTTTTGGATTTGGTTATCGGGTCGCCAATCCATTTTGCATAAAATTCTTGGTTGCCGTCACTGACAGGTGACACAAGTTTTATGTCTGGTTTTAGTCGGTCGATTGCTGGCATTAGAATTTATTAACCCCCACATTGCCGGACGTTCCGGGGGCTTTGACTGTGGTATCAACCTCGATATTCTGAGCGTTGATATTATTTTGGACATTGACATTTAATGGCGGTGCCGCTCCCCCTGCAAAAGCGGGTTGTGCTGCTCCTGTTGGTAAATTCGGCTGCGGTGTTACGGTCGCTTTTTTCTCTTCTTTTTCTGCTCCGAATCCCAAAAAGGTTTTCACTGCTGAAAAGTCCAGCGCGTCAATAATTGGCTTAACTTTTGCCCACATTGATACAAACGCTTTTGAAACAAACACAATACCATCAGCGAGAAGTCCAAACCCTGCAACCATTAAATCAATTACCCCAATTTTATCAAGCACGTCAAAAACTGTTTTAGCAATATCAAATAGAGTTTTAAAGACAGGAACAAGTGCTTTTATTGCGTTTTTTATTCTTCCAAACAATCCGGCCTTATCTGCCGCTAATTTGAACTTATCAACCATGTTAGTAATATGACTTTGAATCGCTCCAAAAATCTCCATTGCTGGACCGGCAAGTGCTTTTATTGCTGTTGTGATTTGTGTAAATGCGGTAGTTAATACCCCGCTTAAAAGACCACGATTCGCCGCCATAAAATCAGCAAAACCTTGTATCATCGGAGTCAAGGCAGGCATTAGTGTTGATCCAATAGCTTTTCCAACGCCGCCGAAAGCGGTTTGCATATTTGTCAATGCGTCAAGGAAGATCTCAGAATTGCCGGCGGCCTCGTTGCTGATCACAGCCCCATATTTGACGGCTTCTTTTCTGAGATCTGCAATTCCATCGTTTCCGGCCTCCATCATTTTAATCATATCGATTCCGGCACGACTGAAAGCGGCGGACGCAAAGGCGGCCTTTTTCATGGGGTCTTTGATTTGATTGACTTTGGTAGTTAAAATTGCGAAGGCCTCTTCTGTCCCTTTCGCGGCTTTTAATTGACGTGCAAGTGCTTTATCTCCGGTTTTTTTCAGGAACCCATATAATGCACCGGTGCCGTTTTTGAGTTCTCCAACTCGTTTTTGAAGTGCTGTAAGGGATGATCCTAATAATTGAGAGGAAACGCCTTGACGATCTGCGGCAAATCTTAATTCTTGGAGTGCTTCGGCGGACAGGCCCATTCTACGGCCTGTTTTCGCGGCTTCGTCGCCTAGTTCTGCGGTTTTGATTACTGCTGCTGATACTGCACCGACAACCCCAACGGCGGCTGCGGCTGCGGCTTTTGCTCCTAATGCTACTCCTTTCATAGCGCCACCAAAAAGTTTTGCAGTTTTTGCGGACGCTTTAAAACCGGCCTGTGCTACTTTGTTCATGCGCCTGACATTCTTTTCAATGCGGGTAGCGGACTTGCTGACATTCTCCGACGCTTCGAACCTCGTTTTTACCCTCATTGATTTAGGCATCTTTCGGTTTATTTTTTGGGTTGTGTGGACTAGCGGCGTACCAAAATTTTAACTGTGAATAGGTCAATTTCCTGATCTCAGATATTGACTGATTTTGAAATAACGCCCCCATCATTTTTAGGCACTCGGTAGGAAGACCGTCTCGACGATCTCCCGGCCCTACAGCAAAAAAAGTACAGCGATATATTCCGCAAGTTTCAGGTCAGGCCCACGTAAATTGTGTTTTGACTTAATAAACTCAGCACCCTTACCGCTCAATGATCCTAATAGGCGATACTGAGCCGCTGAAATACCCTTGCCCTTGTCGCTTTCTTCGGCGGCAGTGGCGTTGTATTCGTTATACTCAATCACTTTTCCGGTGCTTGTGTGCTGAATAATTTGAAACCCCTTATCAATATCATCGTGCATTCGGGTTTCAATTTTTCCTTTTCGGATCGACCGGACCATTTTATTCTTTAATGTCTTGGCAGCTTCCTGTCCCTGATCGTTTACAATATCGTCGAACTCAATATCATAATAATCAAGGATCTCTTGAAAAACAGCCTGTGCCGCTTCATCTGATAAAACAGGTTCTTTTTTTTCTTCCATTTTTTATGCCGGGGTAACGTCCCATTCTCCATCTGGAACAAATTTGACTGACATTGTTGCTTCCATTGTGGTTCTGGAATCAATATT